TGCGGCAGAGATTGTTGGTCAATTTTCTCTTTTCAAAAAAGGAGAAGATGACATTGTTACTCCGATTCCTATTTCAAGTTTTGTTCAAGAAGGTAAGATTGAAGGTATAGAATTAAAGGATATTTTATTAAATTAAAAAAAGGATATTATGACATTAAAAATTGATTTCGGTGAAAGTGATTTTGCTCCAGAAGAAACCCCTAAAGCAGCAGGTGGTACTGAACTTATGCAGAAGTGGTTATTTTCTCGTATTGACCCAGAGCTAAAGAATTATTTTCAATGGGTCGCTTCTCGTAAAAGGAAGTTAGAAGATAAACCAAGATTGTTTTGGGCTCATGATCTTGCCCAAGATCCAGAAGTTGCATTTCTTAAAGAACATAAGAATATGCTAGACTTTGAAAAGATAATATTTGTCAGTAATTGGCAACAGTATCAGTATGGAGTTTATCTTGGTGTTCCTTATGATCATGGTGTTGTTATTCAACACGCCATAGACCCCATTCCAGAACATGAAAAACCCGAAGACAAAATTTCTTGTATCTATATGAGTACACCTCATCGTGGATTGGAAGTTTTACTTGGTGCTTGGAAACATCTCAAAGAAAACAATAAATCTGAAGAAGTTCAATCAGCAGAACTGAATATCTTTTCTAGTTTTAAACTATATGACCGTCCTCACATGGATGAACAATATCGCCATGTATATAAAGCTGCTCAAGAAATGGATGGTGTCAATTATCATGGTACAGTATCTAATGATCAGATTAGAGAAGAACTTACCAAAAATCATATCATGGCATATCCATCGGTTTATATGGAAACTTCTTGTATTTCAGCAATTGAAGCTATGAGTGCAAAGTGTATGGTGGTATGTCCTAATCTTGGTGCCCTTCCAGAGACTTGTGCCAACTTTGCTTGGATGTATGGATATGAGCCGGGCCCTGAGAAACATATTGCGGTTCATTCACATATTCTTGGAAGGGCTATTGAGTCTTATAGAAAAGATGAGACAGAAGTTTTGTTGAGTTTACAGAAAACATATTTTGACACTTTTTACAATTGGGATATGCGAATGAATCAATGGAATCAGTTTCTTGAGTCAATCAAAATGCGAATAGAGATGGAAAAAAATGATACTACTTGATTATAGTCAAACTGTGATTGGTTCTTTTATGGCTATGGGCAGAGGTAAGCCAGTTGTGGAAGAAGACCTATTAAGACACACAATACTCAATTCAATCAGAATGTTTCGTAATCAATTTGCAAAAGATTATGGAGAAATGGTTATTTGTTGTGATGGTAAAGACAACTGGAGAAAGAAGGTATTTCCAGAGTACAAAGCAAATCGTAGGAAAAACAGAGAAAATGACCCTACGGATTGGAAAACTCTTTTTGAACTATTACATGAAATGAGAGAAGAGCTCACTAAATACTTTCCATATAAAGTCATGCACGTGGATAGTGCGGAGGCTGATGACATTATTGGTGTTCTTGTTGACCACTGTGAAGAAAATCCTACTCTGATACTTTCTAGTGATAAAGACTTTATTCAGTTACAAAAGTATCAAGGAGTGAGACAATGGTCACCACTTCAGAAAAAGTTTATAGTGGGTGATCCTGTAGAATCTCTATATGATAAGACCATTAGGGGTGATACTGGTGATGGTGTTCCTAACATCCTTTCTTCGGATGATACTCTTATAACTGAAGGAAAACGCCAAACTCCTGTAACCAAGAAGAAGATGGAACTATGGAGAGGTAAAAAACCAGAAGAATTCTGTAACGAAGCCATGCTCAGAAACTACCATAGAAACAAGACAATGGTTGATTTGAGGGAAACTCCAGAATCAATTCGTATAAATATAGTAAATCAATACGATAATCAAGAAGCTGGTGATAGAAGTCAGCTCTGGAATTATTTTATTGATAAAAGATTGAAGAACCTTATGGAAGTAATTGACGAGTTTTAATTATGACAACCAGTTTACCAAGAGTTTTTAGTGAGATTGCAGCAGCACGCACTAAAAAACAAAAGAAAGAACTATTATTAAAATATGATTGTTTTGCGCTTCAACAGATTTTAAAAGCAGCATTCGATCCAAATATAAAGTTTCTCTTACCGCCGGGTACACCCCCCATAGTCAAATTTCAAGGAGACACGGACGAACCGAATCCAACTTATCTACATTATCATATTAGAAAGTTGTATTTGTTTGTTGAGGGTCAGTCTCCCAAAAATTTGACTAACATGAAAAGAGATAAAGCATTTACAGAAATTTTGGAAGGTATACATCCTTCTGAAGTAGAACTTCTTCTGCAAGTGAAGGATAAAAAACTAAAATGCAGAGGATTAACTTTTAATTTAGTAAAAGAAACTTTTCCTAATTTATTACCATGATTATATAATATGGCACAAACAATAAAAAGTTTAGAAGAGAGAATAGTCAATTTAACCAAAGTTTCTGCAGATAATGTGCAAACAAGTGTAGAAGCTGAACTACGGCAATTGAAAATGGAGGCTGGAGAACCGATACAAGCTTTGGTTGTTCTTGCTAAGGAAGAAAATTTTCAATTTACTATGGATTGGAACAGTACCATGTCAAAATTTTCCACTACAATAGATGGAATAGAATGGTACTCTGATTTTGATTACTCCTTATACTCCCCCAAATTATGGGAAACTGGTAGTATTGCCAGAGCTCCCCGCCGTGGCCGAAACTCTCCTATTTAAGTTTAAGTAAGTGGCTATCATACTTAAATCAACACTACCAAAAGAGGAATATGAAAATATTCATTACATTTGTGGGGCTTTTTATGCTATGGTCAACATCGCTAAATTCAGGCACCACATCTATAATTTGGGTTCCGCCAATAACTGACAAACAGGCAACAATCAGAACTTATAATATGTCTCCATTACAAATAACTACAAATGGAAAGACTACAGTTGTACCAATGGTGAATTCAGAAGAATTAGAGTGTATGTCAAAAAATATATATTTTGAAGCAGCTATGGAATCCACAGCTGGAAAATTAGCAGTAGCACAAGTCACTATGAATCGTGTGAGATCACATCATTATCCAAATACCGTTTGTAAAGTTATTACACAAGGAAAGCATTACAGTTCGGGATTTCCAGTAAAAGACCGATGCCAATTTAGTTGGTATTGTGATGGTAAACTTGATGACCCACCTACTACTGGTTCAATGTGGAGAGCGTCACAAGAGATTGCTAAGTATGTCTTAACAACTCCTGACTTGAAAGACATAACGGATGGAGCAACCCATTATCACGCAGACTATATCAGTTCACCGCGGTGGGCAAACCCACGCCGTAGAACAGTAGAGATTGATACTCATATTTTTTATAATAAATCCAAAAGGACTAAAAAAAAGACTTGACAAGCTCTTGTTAAAGGTGTATAATATATAATAGTGGAAGAGTGGGGAAAGTCTTCCTCACTCAACCCTATAATTAAGAATGATAAGGATATAAATGCCAACGTATGATTATAGATGTGAAAACTGTGGAAATGAATTTGAAAGAATGCTTCCCATTTCACAAAGGAATGAACCAACTGAAATTCCATGTCCAATACTGATCAAGGATGATGGTTATTGCGATGGTGTGATAAAGAAAATATTGTTCGCACCTTATTTTGGTTACGACAATATAAAGACAAGACACTCTACTAATAACAAAGAGCCGGGGTGGTATAGTGATAAAATTAAAGATATGAAAAGTAACATTCCCGGAAATAAATTATGATAACTAAAACATTTACTCATCTTGCCGATAGACCTGAGTTGTCTTTTGGCATGAGAACTGAAACCATTAATGGGAAAAGAAAATATGTTACTCCCGATGACAACATATATCCATCAATCACAACTATCCTTGGCGAGTTCTCCAAAGCTTCAATACAGGCTTGGCGAAAACGCGTTGGAGAAACTGAAGCGAACAAAATCTCTGGCAAGGCTTCCCGTAGAGGAACCAGCTTACATTCTGTCTGTGAAAGCTATATCCAAAACGAAGACGGATTTCTCGATGAACAAACGCCCAACATTACAGAATTATTCAAAACGATTGAACCGTTCTTTGAAAGGATCGACAATGTTCATGGAGTAGAGTTAGCTCTATACTCAGATCATTTTGGTGTCGCAGGTAGAACAGATTTGATTGCTGAGTTCGATGGTGTATTATCGATAATTGATTACAAGACTAGTAACAGAATTAAAAAGAAAGAATGGTGTGAAAGTTATTTTGCGCAGTGTGCTTTTTATTCAGTAGCATATGAGGAACTTACAAAGATACCAGTTCCACAAGTAGTGGTAATCATTGCAGTTGATAATGAACAACCCCAATTATTTGTAGAGAAACGAGATGATTGGATTGATAAAATATGGGAAGCCTAAGAAATTGTATGAACTAAATAATAATGTTAAGGAATTTGTTTGATGACCTGAAAGAATAGTTAAGTAAGACGCCGGTTCGATTCCGGCCAGCTCCACCAAAGGAAGTTATGGAAAAGAAATTAATGTGGCTCGCAGTAGTTATAATACTTGCATTGGGTTTAACTTATGCCACACTTTATATTGGGTATGACTTTCGTTGATGGGGCTGTTATGGAATTCGATTGCTAATGAAGGTATCAGAGAGAACGGATAGGGTGATTACCTACAATCAAATAACTTAATCGCAAACAATGACGATTATACCGCATATTCTTACGCACTCGCTGCGTAGAGTATAGCCGAGTTAGAGAGGTAATACTTTCGGGGAGTCGCTTGGGAACAGAAGAACTCCCCACCACACACAAAAGGATTAATTAAAGATATGTCAGATTATAAAGCCGGATACAAAACAGAAGTAGCAAGATGGCAAATAGTTCCAAGAGAAAGAACTGAATACGAAGAATATTTAAAAACACATGATTTGATAGACTTAAAAGGTAGAATGATTAGGGGAGAACCCAACCCAATTGATCCCACTTATGGTGGAATAGGACATACATATTATATGCCCGAAACAAGAGACTTAGGCAGAGTCAAAGTTTCTCTTGTTGAAAGGTGGAACTGGAAATTTGAATGGGAGGATGTAAACATTGGCTAATTATATAAACGAAGATCCATGCGAATTTATTTACAAGATAACCGCTGTAGAGAAGGTGGTAGATGGAGATACTATTGATGCAGTTTTTGATTTGGGGTTTGATGTACGGATATGCAATAGAATCCGCCTGCTCGGAATCGACACACCAGAATCTAGAACAAGACACAAGAACGAAAAAATCTATGGTAAGTTATCCTCTGCAGCACTCAAATCATGGGTACATTGGGCAGTCATATCAGACAGAGATGATATTGAAATTCAATGTCGATGTCCAGAATCAGATAGTAGAGGTAAGTTCGGTAGAGTATTAGGAGAACTTTGGATTAACTGCACTGAAGATGGACATGAGTTTGGTGGATGGACAAACATAAACAAATGGATGTGTGAAAGTGGTTACGCCGTTGGATATCATGGACAAAACAAAGATGATGTTAAAGATCAACATTGGCAAAATCGTCTACTTCTAGAAGAGCAGGGGGTACATGAGCTGTTACAATGGGATGAAAACTAATGGCAAAAATACAAATACATAAACCCAAAATACAAATACCAAAAAATATCAAGAAATCAAGACAAAGTGATAGCAAAGTAAACACTGCTAAAGAAATGATAAACGCTTCAGAAGAAGCATTGTGGGGGGAAAGATCCTGTGGAAGCTCTAAAATTTGAACGAATAGAACGTAGAAAGAGAATGAATTGGCTTGCAAGATTCTCTCTTTCTTTAATTGCAATGGGAACATTTTTAATTCTTTTATATTTGTTATTCTTTTCAGACCTCAAAGATGGTCACCGCGACCTAATTAATATTTTAGTTGGGGCCTATGTTGGCGTATTGGCTAAGTCAACGGATTATTGGTTTAAAGATAAGGATGATGCGGAAGATAAAGAATCTCAGCAATTACACGCCGCAACTAGTGGTAATACTAAAGTAGAAGGGGAAGCAACCAATGGCTGATTTAAATGATTTTGGTTTCAGTACAGTAAGTTTAGATGAATATGAAGCTGAACAAAAAGTAACAGTAGATAGAGAAAAAGAAGTTGTTACTACTGCCACTGCTAGTATGAAGCCTGAGTTAGAAAAAATAGAATCTAAGATTGCAAGTCTTACTGATAGTATGAGAGTTCTGAGTGATGAGATGACAGATCGTAAGGAAGAGCTCAACGATAAGTGGGGAGCTAGAATGAATCAAGTAGAAGAACTGATTCTTCCACTTCTCAAGAATCTTGCTAAAGATGGTGATAAAAAAGAATATATTCGATGGCCAGGTAGAACAGATATTCTCAACGCACAAATAGATAAAATTACAGCAGTTACAAGAGGGGATTTTTGATTCAACTTACTGAAAGAGCAGCTAGAAACTTCAAGAGAATTCGTGAAGATGAAGATTTAACAGACGATGTACCACTACGAGTAGCAGTTAAAGGTGGTGGTTGTGCTGGATACGAATACGTTCTTACATTTGATAAACCAAATAAGAAGGACTTGACATTTGAGTCAAAAGGTGTTAATATAGTGGTAGATAGAAAAAGTCATATTGTTATTGATGGAGTTGTAATAGAATGGTCTACTGATCTATCAGCACCAGGCCCACGTTTTGAAAATCCTAGAGCAGCTTCAACGTGTGGTTGTTCTACTAGTTTTTCAATCAAATCAGTAGAACTTGAAAACCCTGTATGGATGAAAAACTAAAAGGTGGCTTGTTTAAGAGTACCATATTTTCCAGACCCCGATTATACTTTTAAAACTGTGTATACAAAAAAATATAAAAATAAAACTGTTTGGCTAATAAAACTCATATCAAATAAGAAAATTTGAAAGAAAAGGAATAAGTGGCATATTCAGAAAAGGTAATAGAACATTATGAAAACCCACGTAATATTGGTAGTTTGGATAGTAGGAGTAATCGCGTCGGTAGCGCTCTTGTGGGTGCACCAGAATGTGGTGATGTAATGAAACTTCAAATAGAGGTAGATGAAAATGAAAATATTATTGACGCCAAATTTAAGACTTTTGGTTGTGGAAGTGCAATTGCAAGTTCTTCATTGGCAACTGAATGGATTAAGGGTAAGTCATTGGATGAAGCACATTCAATTCAAAATACTCACATCGTGGAAGAACTTTCTCTTCCCCCTGTCAAGATTCATTGCTCTGTTTTGGCGGAAGATGCTATTAAGGGAGCAATTAATGATTATAGAAAAAAGAATGGAATAGTGAGATAATGGCGTTACAAACTCAAACAGCTAAAGAGTTTTTTGTGAAAATTGAAGATATCGTAACTGATACTAGTATGAGTTACATGGACGCGGTTCTGTATTATTGTGAGTCAAATAATATGGAGCCGGAAACTGCTGGAGGTTTAATTAATGGTAAACTCAAGCAGAAAATTCGGGAAGAAGCTGAAGAACTCAACTTCCTTCCTAAAACCGCACGTCTTCCCATTTGAAAGGGGGGTTGACAAATATTAAATATATGTTATAATACTATTATACGTTGTAAACAAATATACATTGCTAAACACTAATACGAAAGGTAGAATATGTCTTTTTCAGATATGAAACAACGCAGTAAAACTAACCTCGCGTCTCTAATCAAAGAGACTGAGAAAATATCCAATCCAAACACATTCGGTGAAGCTGATGATCGTTACTGGCGTCCAGAGTTGGACAAGTCAGGTAATGGTTACGCTATTATCCGATTCCTACCAGCACCAGAAGGTGAAGACTTGCCGTGGGCGAGAATCTGGAATCATGGATTTCAGGGGCCGGGTGGCTGGTACATCGAAAACTCTTTGACTACTCTTGGTCAAAAAGATCCAGTAAGTGAACACAACTCCACACTTTGGAATTCTGGTATTGAGGCAAACAAAGAGGTTGCCCGTAAACAGAAACGAAGATTGAATTACACATCTAATGTGTATATCCTCAAAGACCCAGCTCATCCTGAGAATGAAGGTCAAGTCAAACTTTATCGTTTCGGTAAGAAAATCTTTGACAAGATTAATGACCTAATGAATCCAGAGTTTGAAGATGAGAGTCCAGTAAACCCATTTGATCTTTGGGCTGGTGCAAACTTTAAGATGAAGATTCGTAAAGTAGAAGGTTATTCTAATTACGATAAGTCTGAGTTTGAAGCTCCTAGTGCACTTCTTGAAGATGAAGCACGTCTGGAAGAAATCTGGAAGTCGGAAAGCTCTTTGAAAGAGTTGGTAAGTGAAGATAAGTTCAAAACATTTGATGAACTCAAAACTAAACTGGATCGTGTTCTTGGTTTGGGTAGTGAGTTCTCTTCTACACCTAAGTCTGTAGATGTTCCATTTGATGGTGGTAAACCTTATACGGCTCCACCTAAACCAGCGGTTGAATCAACCAATGATGGTGATGAGTCTATGGATTATTTTCAGAAACTAGCTCAAGAAGCTTAATCAATTAAAACTAGTGGGAGCTGAATAAGTTCTCACTAGGCCGCCTGTAACGCCCTCAATGTGGACTCATTAGATCTTGTAGGTGCGGGTATAGAAACCGCAGTTGTTTGACTACTTTGCATACTATTATCTACATTATTATTGTTGATGATAACTGGAGCTCCATCACCATTTGAAACAGTTGATTTCATTGTTCCAGAGTCAGCCATGAGTTGAGCAGCCTTTACCATCATTCCTGATGCTTGTTGATCAAATATAATTTCATCTTTATGTGCAAGAATTGGCCCTGTTTCTGAAACTAATCC